TTGCTGAGTACACGAAGATGGAAGAACAGGGCTTCTCAATTCTCGATGCTTTCAGAAAAAAGCAGATGACACTTATCGCTATGGGATTTGTTTGTGCGGTAGTTGGTTGCGATAGAGACGAGGCTGAGCATTTAATCACTCAGCACGTTCTTGGCGGTGGAAACATCATTGATATCACAAACGCATTTGCTGATGCCGTTGCAGAATCAGATTTTTTCCAGAAGATGCTCGGAATGACTCAGGACGAGCAGGAGACTCCGAAGAAAGCTACGAAGTCCAAGAAAGAAGTGGAAGAAGCAGCCGAGGAAGAGTAATCATTCCAACCAGCTATACGCAGTTCATATATGAATATTGGTTGCCTATGGCTGCACAATGCGGAATTAGTTGCTCTGAGTTTTGGAAGATGACTCCGAAAGAAATGAACGTTTACAAAAAGATTCAAGAGGATAAAGAGAGAGAAAAAGCTGTCATGCAAGATATTTCTGCTTGGATGAATGGTTTGTATGTTCTTCAAGTACTTTCGTGTGCTGTATCGAAAGACGCTAAATATCCTGAAGCTCATATGATTGTTGGAGATTTCAATGAGCATGAATTAACAGATGAAGAAATAGAGGAAATCGTTCATGAAAATACGCAGATTGCGGCAGCTAATTTTGCGGCATGGGCAGAAGTCGCGAATAGCAAAGAATAGAGGTGAGAACAGTGGCCGAAATTGATAAGTTGGAAATAATCATTGAAGCAGAAGCGCAAAAAGCGAATCGTTCAATGGGTAGTCTTGAAAAAAGAATAGATGCTGTTACAGAAGCACTTGAGCGTTGTATGCTCGTTGCTCAAGGTGCGGTATCTCTTAAAGGACTTAACATAGACAAGCTGTTCTCCGGAAAAGCAATGGAGAAATCCGCAAAGGACTTAGGAAAGAAACTTGCGGATGACCTGATTAAAAACTACAATCTCGGTCTTGCTGGAAAGGATGTTACTGGCGAAATCAAAAGCCTGACAAATAAGATTGCATCTGGCGTGGCTAATAATCCAGGTAAGGCTTACAAAAACCTTGCCGATGATATGGAAGCACTTGGAAATGTCGTTAAGCGGAACGGTAAAATTTCCAAGTCTACTTCCAGTGATTATCAGGAATTATACAACTGGATTAAAAAGAGTGGGAAAATCAAGATTACTCCTGAGACAGCTAGATCTTTAGGAGATGATTATAAAAACAGAACTCCTGTTATGAAACAGAAGTTTTCAACGAAAGACGGAATCGAGCTTGACTCCTACTATCAGGAAATGAGAGAGCAGTTTCCAGCTATTTTAAAAGAAGCACACAGTGTCGAAGATGAATTTTACCAGTTGGATAGCGCGCTGAAAAAATTCTACGAGACTGCAAATTCTTTCTATACTCCTGAATGGATGGAAGATGACATTTGGGACACCATCATTGACGGAGTTGACGATATCAGAGTTGGTGTAAATGATGCGAAAACCGGAGTCACTGAATTCGGAGATGCATTAAAAAATGCAGAAGAATCAGGTAAGTCTTTCTCTCAGATGCTTGGTTCCGGAATGGATACATCAGGTCTTGAGCGTGCAGAAGCTCTTGTTGGGAATATTACGAGAGGTAATCGCACAGAAGCGCAGAAGAAAACACATTCTGATTTAAAATATCCGGTTCAACCATTTAAGGATATTAACAGGAAATTTAAAGACTCTAGGCTTGACACTGACTTTTCCAAAATGAATATCCAACAGCTCCAAGCTAGTATTAGCGCAAACGAAAGGCTTTATGCGAGAGTGCAACAGGCTATCAATAATATGATTGAGCTTGAAGGGACAGATGAATTAGGTGGTAAAGACTGGTATAAAAAGATTCAGCAAATAAATCAGTATGAGAATGCCATTGATGATGCTACAGAAGCATTAGGACGCTTAAATGCTAATTCGTTTTTATCCGGTGGAGTTGATTCGCAGAAATCCAATAGATCGACAAAAGTAATCGATGAATATGTGCGAAAAGCAAAGGAAGCTGTTGGCGAAATTCCAGCACCGTCTTTTGATACAGAGGAAGAATTAATCAAATACATTGACGATCTCAATGATAAGTTTGAAGAGTTATATCAGGTTGCAAGAAAGGCTGAAAATGAAATAGATTTCGGTGATGCTATCCGAGAATTGGCTGAACTTGAGAGTGAATTGGATTCTGCAAGAACGGATTTATCTCATTTCAACAATGGTCCGAGAAAGCGTAAAGTTTCAAATGAACCTATAGATGTTGGAAATGTATCCGATCTCTACAATATGACATTTGGTGATGGCGCATCCGAACTGGCAAAAGAACTTGAGCAATCCGGAGCTAGTGCGAGTGAAGCTGCTGCTAAATTAAACAACCTTAATACGCAGTTTGGCAACAAGGAAGTTGTCACGTATGAAGCAAGAATCAGGGAATTAAAGAAAACGCTTTCTGATCTGTCTTCTCAAGGATTGTCGGAAGGAGACCCTGAATTTGACAATACGCTTCGCAAGATTATGTTGATTGAGGAATATTCCAGGCGATATAAGAAAGAAATGAAAGAATCTGTAAAAGCAGAAGTGAATTCAGAAGAAATCGACCAGTCAGCGGAAGCTCTTAGGAGAGCCACTGCACAAGGCGGTAAATTCAAACGTATGCTAAAAGGACTCGGCAGTTTCGGCTCTAAGATTAACAATATTTCAAAAGGCTTTAAAAAAGTAGGAAAAACAATACAAAACGCAAGGGATATTGCTAATAAAGCAGTCCATCCTTTCAAAACATTAAAAGAATTGATGGGGTTTGAAAGCAAAAAGAAGAATAATGGAATGCCATTCGGAAGAATGCTAGGCTCTTCAATTATGTTTTCTACCATTTTCGGTTTGATTAGTCAGATTAAGCAAGCGATTAAGGAAGGATCAGACAACCTTGTACAGTACAGTAGCTCATATAACAATAGCATTTCTTCAATGGTATCTTCCTTACTGTATTTGAAAAATGCTTGGGCTGTTGCGTTTGCTCCAATCGTGAATGTCGTTGCTCCGTACATATCATCATTTATTGATATGGTATCTAGTGCTTTGAACGCTGTAGGACACTTTCTAGCAGCTCTCACAGGAAAGGGGTATGTTGTACAGGCTAAGAAGGCTTGGAAAAACTATGGAGCATCCATTGCTGATACTGGAAAGAAAACTGATAAAGCAAATGATTCTGCTAAGAAATTACAGAAAACAATTCTTGGTTTCGATGAATTAAATATCCTTAATGGAAATGATACTGGTTCTGAAAGTGGCTCAAGTGGAAGCGGAAGTGGTGGTTCTAGCAGTCCTTCTCCTTCAGATATGTTTGAGACGATTGAAGTTTCTAACTCAATGAATCAGCTTGCAGACAAGTTTAAACAGGCATTTGCTAATGCTGATTTTACTGAAATTGGTGAAATTGTTGGAAACAAACTTAAATCTGCAATGGAATCAATTAATTGGGATAGCGTATATCACGCTGCTGATAATTTTGGTAAAAGTCTTGCAACATTCCTTAATGGATTGATTTCTCCTGAATTGTTCTATGATTTAGGAAAGACGATTGCTGGATCAATTAATACTGCACTACACGCACTCAATTCGTTTGCTGCTAATTTTGACTGGAAAGATTTTGGTGCTTCATTGGCAAGCAGTATTACTGGGTTCTTTGAAACTTGGGATGCAAAATTAACTGGCGAAACTTTAAGCAATTTTGCAACAGGAATTCTCGAATCGTTAAAGAGTGCGATAGATACACTGGATGGAGATAAAACATTTGAAAAAATCGGACAAAAACTGGTTGACTTTATATACGGAATTGACTGGAAGAAATTAACATGGGATTTGCTCGGCTTTTTTAAATCATTAACAAATGCGTTAGTAGATTTCCCTAAAGACTTTGCAAAAGGAGTTGCGCAGGAAATACTCAATAAGATTTTTGGCGAAGACAAAGTAGAACTCCCTAAAGTCAAGTGGTTTGATGATTTAACGTCATGGATTTCAAAGATGTCAATCAGGCAAATCCCTCTGTTTGATGTTATTTTTAATCTGATTGATTTCAAAGAAAACATAGAGGCTATAGTTACTTTTGTTTCCGATATGAAAACTAATATCGAAAAGGCATTGGCGCCACTGGCCGACTTCTTTTCATCAATATTTAGCCTTGCTAGAGAAAACACGCAATCACCCTTTGCTGGAATTGGAGATTGGTTTGGAGAAAGAAAGAAAGACATACAGAATGGATTGAGTGGGATTGATGAATGGATTGGCTCTAAGTTCTCGACAGGAAGAAAGAACACAGACGATTCTTTTAAGGATGTCGGAACTTGGTTTGGGAATAGAAAAACAGACATTCAGACTAACTTGAAAGACATTGATTCATGGATGAATACGAAGTATGTAAATGCTCGCAAATATGTCAATGCAGCGTTCTCAGATGTTGGCGCATGGTTTGGAACTCGTAAGGGTGAGATTCAAACAAATACGGACAGTATCAACACATGGTTCAATGCAAAGTATCAGTCTGCTAGAGGATACGTCAATAGCGCATTCAGCAACGTCGGAAGTTGGTTTGGAAGTCGCAAGGGTGAAATCCAGTCCAACATGGATTCTATCAATGGTTGGTTCAACACAAAGTATCAGAGCGCAAGGGGATATGTAAACTCTGCATTCAGCAGTATTGGTTCATGGTTCGGTTCAAGAAGAAACGATATCCAGTCCAATATGCAGTATATCTCTACATGGTTTAGCAGCACATTTAAAACTGCATACAACGGAGTTACAAGTGCTTTCAGTGGAATCGGAAGATATTTCCAAAATGTTGGAAATTGGATTACATCTCCTGTCAAATCAGCCATCAATAGTGTTGGTAGCGCTGTAAACTGGATTTACAAAAAACTTGGTGGAAGTAAAGACCTTATCCCTAAGTATGCTACTGGTACTGGGAAGAATGGTGTACTGAATGATACGTTTGGTATGGTCAATGACCAGTCGGGCGGTACATATCGTGAGCTTGTTCAGTTCCCTAATGGAAAAGCATTTATTCCTAAAGGTCGTAACGTAGTGTTGCCAATGCCTAAAGGTACAAAGGTAATGCCTGCAGGACAGACAAAAGAACTCATGGATATGAATGGAGTGCCACACTTCAAGAAAGGTGCGGGAGTATTCAATATCATTGATTACATCGCACATCCGTCAAAGCTGTTGCAATATGGACTTGATAAGTTCACATCTTTCCGTGATGCTGTAGAGCCGGGATTGTCTATTGCTAAACAGTCTATCAGTGCTGTTAAGGATATGGCTCTGAGCAAGGTTAAAAGCCTTGTGAGCGGATTCACAACTTCAAGCGGTGGTGGATATAGCACATCGGGAGTAGAACAGTGGAGAAATCTTGCTAAGACAGCGTTGTTGTTGACGAACCAGTACACAGAGTCCAACTTGAACGCATTACTTACTCAGATGAAACATGAGTCAGGCGGAAACGCTAGAGCTATCAACTTGTGGGATAGTAATGCTAAGAAGGGTATTCCTTCAAAAGGACTTATGCAGGTTATTGATCCTACATTCCGTAGCTATGCATTATCTCCGTATAACAAGGATATCTATGACCCACTATCCAATATGATCGCATCTATCAGATATACAGTATCTCGTTACGGAAGTCTGTATAAAGGATGGACAGCAAGAGGATACAAGGGTTATAAGAATGGCGGTATGCCAGTAAATGGGGAAGTATACATTGCGAATGAAAACGGATTCGGCTCTGAATATATTGGTCGCATGGGGAATAAACATGTTGTTGCTAATAACCAGCAGATTACAGATGGAATTAAACAGGCTGTCATTGAAGGAATGATGGAAGTCTATATGGCTACTCAGAGTAACGGAACAGACAGTAACGGCACGATTCCATACATCATTAATGCAGTTCTCAAGACAGAGGATAACGAAGTCTTGGCAAGGGCTGTTGAAAAAGGACAGGTAAGCAGAAATAGTCGGTTTAATCCGAGTCCTGCTTACTAGGAGGTAGAATATGCCGAACAATACGAATATGCTTGTTGTGGACGGGGTGAAAATAAAATCCCCGTCCTCTTTGTCGTGGGGAAAACAGGACATCTCAGCTTCGGATGCTGGGCGTACAGATGATACGATTATGCACAAGAATAAAGTCGGTGAGAAAAGAACTCTTGACCTTTCTTGGAGTGGAACAACACCGGCGGAAACAAGCGCAATCTTAAAGGCTTTTGCTCCTGAGTATGTTCAAGTAGCGTACTGGGATGCGGAAGATGGCAAAATTGAAACAAGAACATTTTACACTGGAGACAAGAAAGCTCCGGTAAAAATATGGACAGTAAATCAGAAGAGATACGAAAGTGTCTCTTTTAATATAATAGAGAGGTAATTTCTGTGAGAAACATTACATCGGCGTTTAAGGAACAATTGAATAATGATAATAGAAAATACCTTGAATGGATTGATATCACACTAAAAGATGGAACCGTACTTAACTTAAGAGAAAGTGACGTATGGGGATGTGGTTTGAAAGTGGAAGACGCTGTATCAGATTCTTCGGAGTTCAAAATTGGATCTGCCATCGTCAACAAAGCAACAGTCACTTTGAACAATATCTACGATGATTTTTCGAATTATGATTTCGAGGGCGCAACAGTTGTTTGCTATGTCGGATTAAGAATATCACCATCAGGTCTGGAATTTCCGAAAGACGTTCCGTGGCTTGATGTTAACGGGAATACTATATTGGATATTGATGGCAATGAAATATATATCAAATATGATGATGCAGAAATCGAAAGAATTCGTCTCTGCACTATGACAGTCGTTGATGCACCATACCAGAATAGTTCAATTCTTACATTGACTTGCCAAGATAACATGATGAAGTTCGACCGTGATTATTCAGAAAGTAAACTGAATTATCCGGCAACAAGGAGTGAAATCGTTAGAGATGCTTGTAATGTGTGTGGTGTTAGCCTACAGACTGTGACGTTTACAAATGATGATTATATTATTCAAGAGAGACCGGCCGATGAACAGCTTACATTCCGTCAAGTGATATCGTGGGCTGCTCAAATAGGCGGTCAGTGGTGTAGATGTGATTCTTACGGAAGATTATGCATTGCCTGGTACGATTTAGGGTCCTACGAAGCAGACACATTGCCGGACGGAAAGTATATCACAATCAAATCATATGACAGTCTTTCCGTCAATAACGAAGATGTCGTCATTACAGGCGTTAAGGTCACGGAATACTTGGAAGATGCGTCAGCCGACAAGCAAGCTACCTCTTATCAATACGGAACAGATGGCTACGTTATTGAAATAAAAGACAATAAATTGATCGTAGAGGGAACTGGAGAAGCAATCGCTACCATGATTGGAAAACGAATTGTTGGAATGAAGTTTAGGCCATTCTCTACATCGATGATGAATAATCCGGCCATTGAAGCCGGAGATATCTGTGTAATTTCCGACAGGAAAGGGAATACATACCGAAGCCTTATCACATCTTCCACGTTTCAAGTTGGGAACAAACAGAATGTGGAATGTGGTGCTAAGAGCGCTGCAAGGAATAGTTCGAAGCAATATAGTTTATCCTCTCAAACTATTGCGGAATACAGAAAATTATTACAAAAAGAGCGAAGCAGAAGAGAGGAAGCTGTCAAAAATCTTGCAGATAGAATCAGTAATTCTGCCGGATTATACACTACAGTAGAACAGAATCCCAGCGGTGGCTATACATACTATCTCCATAACAAAACTTCTCTTAAAGAATCTGATATTGTTTGGAAGATGACAGCAGAAGCATGGGGAGTTTCAACAGACGGCGGACAAACATGGAATGGCGGTATGACTGTTGATGGAGATACCGTTGTTCGGATTCTTGATGCTGTTGGAGTTAGAGCTAACTGGATTAACACAGGCGAATTTAAGGTTGCTGACGAAAAAGGCAATGAAGTATTCTATGTTAATTGCGATACTGGAAGTGTCCGCATCAAAGCTCAAGAATTTTCTCTTTCCGGCGTATCAATTGAAGAGATTGCCGCAAAAAAGGTAGATGATTTTGTAACTAACATTTACAAGACAGATATGGACGAGATTAAAAACTCTGTCCGGAACAAGATTGAAACATGGTATCAAGATAGTGATCCGTCTGTAAACTGGGGCGGAACTGTTGAAATGGCATGGTGCGATGTCAATGGCGAATCAATCCTTGACGTAAACGGAAATGAAATCATCTTGCTATACGAAGAGTCTAAGGCTGAACATGAAGGAGACTTGTGGAAAGACCTGTCTACGAACGATGAGTATATTTATCGTGGCGGTCAGTGGATGAAGATGCAAGTGCCGGACGAAGTTTTTGACGAGATTGATGGAAAGGCACAGATATTCATTAACACTCCTGTTCCGCCGTATCGTGTTGGTGACTTATGGTTTGATGCAGATACACAGGAGCTTCTCACTTGCGTGGAAAGCAGAGATAAAGGAAGCTGTGTAAAGTCCGACTGGCAGAAGAAAACCAAGTACACTGACGATAGCGGACTGAATACCTTCATTTCTGCGGTATACGATCCGAAGATTGCGGAATTACAGAGTCAGATTGATGGACAGATTGAGACATGGTTCTATGACCACGAACCTAGCTTACAGAACGAACCGGCTGTGAATTGGACAACCAACGAGCAGAGAAAAGACCACGAAGGTGATCTCTTCTTCTGGAAGTCCACTGGATATTCCTACCGATTCTTACAGGACGGAGCGGTTTGGAAGTGGCAGATCGTACAGGATACAGATATTTCCAAAGCACTGGCAGCAGCGGAGAAAGCACAGGATACAGCAGATCATAAACGTAGAGTCTTTGTAGTGACTCCACAGCCACCTTACGACATAGGTGACCTTTGGGTACAGGGTGATGATGGTGACATCATGCGTTGCTGTGTTGCAAGAAGTGAATCGGCTTCTTTCTCGGCATCAGACTGGGAAAAGGCATCAAAGTACACGGACGATACAAGAGCCAATGAGGTACAGAAAGAGCTGGAAACAGTCAATAAGGACTTGCAGAATCAGATTGATGGCAAGATTGAGACATACAATCAATCTGCTGATCCGGCAGCTTCATGGACATCAGCTGAACTGAAAGCAAAGCATACTGGCGACTTATGGTACAACTCAAAAACCGAAGAAACAATGCGTTGGAACGGTTCAGCGTGGTCAAAGTTAAGTGATGCGGATGCGAAAGCTGCAAAGAACCTTGCTGTCACAAAGAAACGTGTATTCAGCGTAACTCCTTATCCACCTTATGATACAGATGATTTATGGGTGCAAGGTACAAACGGTGACTTGATGCGATGCGTGACCTCACGTCAGAGCGGAGAGTATGTCGCATCTGATTGGGTCAAGGCTACCAAGTACACAGACGATTCCGCAATCAATAACTTTGTTAAGAATACTTATGCTGCCGACCTTGAGAATATCAAGAATCAGATTGATCAGAAGATAGAAACTTGGTTCCAACCTACTGACCCGTCACTTAATTGGACTGGAAAAGAAACACAGCCTCTTTGCGATATAAACGGGAATGAAATCTTAGATGTTAGTGGAAAAAATATCACAATCACTGTGGAAACCGAGAAAGCAACTCATGAGGGTGACTTGTGGAAGAATTCCAAAACTGGTGATGAATACATCTACAGAAGCGGAAATTGGGAAGAAATGCCAGTTCCAGACTCTGTATTCGATGAGATTGACGGTAAAGCGCAGATTTTCTCAACACAGCCAAAGCCACCGTATAGCGTGGATGATTTGTATTTCACTGGAAATGATATCCTTGTCTGCCTAAAGGACAGAGAAACTGGTGAGTATGTAGCAAGTGATTGGCAGAAGAAAGATAATTATACAGACGATTCTACAGTAACGGACTTCATCGAAAACATTTATGATCCGAAAATTGAAGATATCCAAAATCAGATTGATGGAAAGATTGATACGTACTATTACGATTATGAGCCTGCGAATTCAAACCATCCAGCATCTGAGTGGACTACAGCTTACGAAAGACAGAAGCATGTTGGTGACCTCTTCTTTTGGAAGAACAAAGGTTTCACTTACCGCTATATGAAAGTCGATACATCTTATCAGTGGGTGAGAGTGAAAGATGCAGACATCGTATCTGCGATGGAAACAGCATCAAAGGCTCAAGATACCGCAGACGGTAAGAGAAGAAACTTTATTACAACTCCTGTGCCACCTTATGACATCGGTGACCTTTGGACGCAAGGAAATACTGGTGACTTGATGAGATGTCAAACCGCAAGAACTAGTGGCAACTATGTTTCATCTGATTGGGTGAAAGCTACGAAGTATACTGATGATTCCGCGGTAGATAAGCTAAACAAATCTCTGACTTCCGAAGAAGTGTTTAACAGACTTACTGATAACGGGAAGAAACAAGGGATATATTTGCAAGGCGATCAGTTGTATATCAACTTCTCTTATGGCAAGGGCGGTACACTTACATTGGGAGGTGTAAACAATGAAAATGGCTCAATACAGATACTAGATGCCATAGGAGCGGAAGTTGGTAAATGGGATAAAGATGGACTGAACATCAAAAAAGGCTCGATTTATGGAAGCACGATATATTTAGATAAAGAAAAAGCGTCTGCGCTCATCGTTGGCCGTAACAATTCGAAAGAAATATTCACTATCGGAAGCATGGGGATGCATATTGATAATACTAATATGGGACTTCTCGCATCAGACAGTATGGTTGTTGACCTTATGGGCGGTTGGTTTCATGGTTTGAGAATGAAAGCATCTAATAATGGAAGGGGATACGGTTCTTCAATTTCCCCAGAATGCTTCTCTATTGGATGGGCTGAGGATTTACAAGGATGGTCTGATGCAATGTCAGAAGCGAAATCGTACACATTCAGCATTAGCGAGAACTCAACAGGTTGCCTTTCAATTAGAATTAATGGAAGTAGTTACATTAATGATTATGTAGATATAAGCCCAAGAGAAATAAAAACAACTGGAACTAAAAACCGTGTTGTTCCAACAGAGAATTATTCAAACAGACTTCAATATTGCTACGAAACAGCTTCGCCAATGTTTGGAGACATCGGTGAAGGAATTACTGATGAGAACGGTGAATGTATCGTTGAAATCGGAGATATCTTCACGGAAACCGTAACAACACGCATTGAGTACCAGGTATTCTTGCAGAAAGAAGGGGAAGGAGATTTGTGGATTGAAAAGAAGGAAGAGAATTACTTCATTGTGCACGGAACTCCGAATCTGAAATTTGCATGGGAACTGAAAGCAAAACAGAAAGATTACGAATATGTAAATCTTGAGGAAGATGTTGACAGGGAAGAAAAATTACCTGAAAGCCCTGAGAACATATTAAACGCGGAACTAGAAACCTTGATTAAGGAACAGGAGGAACTTTTAAATGAAACAGCTTAGTGGATTTTCAATTTTAAATGTAAATGGAATGGACAGAGCTACATTTACTTATGACGAGATTGACGAGAGCGGAAATCTTGTATCGCACAATAATAAGAAATCATTCTATATCGTTGATGCTGAACTCAAAACTCATGTAGATGCGATTAGAAAATTTATCACAGTAAACAAGGTTGACGAGGCGTAAGGGCATGAATAATGCTCTTACCCTTTTAATAAATGATTCAATAAAGGAGAATTAATCATGGAATGGACAAAGTACACAACTAAAGAAGCACTGAAAGACAATGATGAGTTAATGATTCTTGACACGGACGGTAAAGCAAACAAGCGTACACTGATGGACAAGATATGGGATTATGTTGTCGATAAGATGACTACGGCAGTTATCGCAAAGTTAGGAACAACTAACAAGACTTTGATCGGGGCAGTTAATGAATTAAATAGCAA